AGCAGAAGCGGAGCTTTAAGATGAATATAAATCCATATTTTCTTTTCATAGATGTACCTATACAGGCAGCAATTTCAACAACATTCCCATACACCGGTGTTCCCCCTTATTCTCATGGAACGGGAACAGGCTACACAATAGACACCGTGATTAGAACACACGAGTACTCAAACAAGGGAAAACAATACATTTCTGATGTTACAGGATGTGTAATGGTAGATCCAACAAATGGGCCATTACCCGAAGACAATGAACCGAGTGCCTATGCACAATTGGATTGTGTTCTGGAGGCTTTGGATAGAATGGATGAAGAACATCCAGGTCTGTTTCAAGCAGGGTCACAGAATGCCATGGAGGCACTAATGGTCACAACAGTGGACAAATTGACTCAGGGGAGACAGACCTTTGATTGGACGGTGTGTAGAAACCAACCTGCTGCAACGGCACTGAACACAACAATAACCTCTTTTAGGTTGAATGATTTAAATGGAGCCGACAAGGGTGGATTAGTGCCCTTTTGCCAAGATATCATTGATTCATTAGACAAACCTGAAATGATTTTCTTCACAGTAAAGAATATAAAGAAAAAATTGCCTGCTAAAAACAGAAAGGGTTTCCTTATAAAAAGAATACCTATGAAGGTAAAAGACAGAATAACAAGAGTGGAATACATCAAAAGAGCATTATCATTAAACACAATGACTAAAGATGCTGAAAGAGGCAAACTAAAAAGAAGAGCAATTGCCACCGCTGGGATACAAATCAGAGGATTTGTATTAGTAGTTGAAAACTTGGCTAAAAATATCTGTGAAAATCTAGAGCAAAGTGGTTTACCCGTAGGTGGAAACGAAAAGAAGGCCAAACTATCAAATGCAGTGGCTAAAATGCTCAGTAATTGTCCACCAGGAGGGATCAGTATGACTGTGACAGGAGACAATACTAAATGGAATGAATGCTTAAATCCAAGAATCTTTTTGGCTATGACTGAAAGAATAACCAGAGACAGCCCAATTTGGTTCCGGGATTTTTGTAGTATAGCACCGGTCTTGTTCTCCAATAAAATAGCTAGATTGGGAAAAGGGTTCATGATAACAAGTAAAACAAAAAGACTAAAAGCTCAAATACCTTGTCCCGATCTGTTTAATATACCATTAGAAAGATATAATGAAGAAACAAGGGCAAAACTGAAAAAGCTAAAACCTTTCTTCAATGAAGAAGGAACGGCATCTCTTTCGCCAGGAATGATGATGGGAATGTTTAATATGCTATCTACAGTATTAGGAGTAGCCGCACTAGGGATAAAAAACATTGGAAACAAAGAATACTTATGGGATGGACTGCAGTCTTCGGATGATTTTGCTCTGTTTGTTAATGCAAAAGATGAAGAGACATGTATGGAAGGAATAAACGATTTTTACCGAACATGTAAGCTATTGGGAATAAACATGAGCAAAAAGAAAAGTTACTGTAATGAAACTGGGATGTTTGAATTTACCAGCATGTTTTACAGAGATGGATTTGTATCTAATTTTGCAATGGAACTCCCTTCATTTGGAGTCGCTGGAGTGAATGAATCAGCAGACATGGCAATAGGAATGACAATAATAAAGAACAATATGATCAACAATGGGATGGGCCCAGCAACGGCACAAACAGCCATACAATTATTCATAGCTGACTATAGATACACCTACAAATGCCACAGGGGAGATTCCAAAGTGGAAGGGAAGAGAATGAAAATTATAAAGGAGCTATGGGAAAACACTAAAGGAAGAGATGGTCTATTAGTAGCAGATGGTGGGCCTAATCTTTACAATTTGAGAAACCTGCATATTCCAGAAATAATATTAAAATACAACATAATGGACCCTGAGTACAAAGGACGGTTACTGCATCCTCAAAATCCCTTTGTAGGACATTTGTCTATTGAGGGTATCAAAGAAGCAGATATAACACCTGCACATGGCCCAATAAAGAAAATGGACTACGATGCGGTATCTGGAACTCATAGTTGGAGAACCAAAAGGAACAGATCTATACTAAACACTGATCAGAGGAACATGATTCTTGAGGAACAATGCTACGCTAAGTGTTGCAACCTTTTTGAGGCTTGCTTTAACAGTGCGTCATACAGGAAACCAGTAGGCCAGCACAGCATGCTTGAAGCTATGGCCCACAGATTAAGAATGGATGCACGACTGGACTATGAGTCAGGAAGGATGTCAAAAGAGGATTTCGAAAAAGCAATGGCTCACCTTGGTGAGATTGGGTACATGTAAGCTCCGGAAATGTCTATGGGGTTATTGGTCATCGTTGAATACATGCGGTGCACAAATGATTAAAATGAAAAAAGGCTCGTGTTTCTACT